GCGTACCGGATATGACCTTAGAACCGCCCGTCGTTCGATGAATTTGATGTTTGCTGACTGGGCAAACCGAGGCGTTAACATGTGGACGTTTGAGCAAGACGTAATTACGCTTGTTCAAGGCCAGCCAACCTACGCTTTGCCTGACGATACTGTGGATTTGCTGGAACATGTCATCAGAACCAATGCAAATGTCCCCAGTAACCAGTCAGATTTAACGATTACGCGTATCAGTGTTTCTACTTATGCCACAATCCCCAACAAATTGACGCAAGGACGCCCCATCCAAATATGGATTCAGCGTTTATCTGCGCAAGATTCACTTTTGCCTGGCACTTTGCAAGCGGCAATTACCACAACAACGACTTCTATCCCAATTACCTCCTTGGTCAACGTGCCAAATGCAGGTTTTGTAAAGATTGGCACGGAATTAATTGGATTTAATGAGTATCAAGCGGCCACTGCCACAAGCCCCGCGTATCTTTTGAATTGTGTGCGGGGGCAAGGCAACACTACAGCCGCAGCGCACAGTGTTGGCGACTTGATTTACTATTCTCAGAAGCAAAGCGTAACCGTTTGGCCGACTCCTGATGGGTCAGCCTCATACCAGTTGGTTTATTGGCGTATGCGTCGTTTGCAAGACGCTGGTGGCGGCGTAAATACAATGGACGTACCCTTTCGCTTCTTGCCTTGCTTGGCTGCGGGCTTGGCTTACTACATTGCGCTTAAAGTACCCAACGGTTTGGAGCGTTTGACGGTTTTAAAGTCTCAGTATGACGAGGCTTGGAACAATGCGGCGCAGGAGGATCAAGAGAAAGCGGCTGTCAGGTTTGTGCCTAGACAGGCGTACATTGGTGGTGGCACTTAATGGGCAATAGGTTTTCCTCCGGCAAGAATGCGATTGCGGAGTGTGATCGGTGTGGTTTTCGTTTTAAGTTAAAAGAACTTAAAAGAGAGATTATCAAGACAAAGGTTTACAATCTCTTGGTATGTCCTCAGTGTTGGGATCCAGATCAGCCGCAATTGCAATTGGGTATGTATCCAGTTGATGATCCACAGGCGGTCAGGAATCCAAGACCGGATTTGAGTTATGTTGCTTCTGGACTTACAAGTACCGGAACTCAAGGTGAAGGCAGTCGAGTATTTCAATGGGGCTGGAACCCTGTGGGTGGGGCAAGTAGTTTTGATGCGGTTTTAACACCAAATTACTTGATGCCAGAGGTGCAAGTTGGTACAGTTACGATAGTTACAACGTAGGAGTTAATGATGGACAAAGAAGACATGAAACAAGACAAAGCCCTCATCAAGAAGGCTTTTAAACAACACGATTCGCAAGAGCACAAAGGTGGCAAGGGCACTAAACTGAAGCTCGCCGCTGGTGGTGTTACAAGCAAGGCGATGATGACAATGGGCCGTAACATGGCTCGTGTTGCCAATCAAAAGAACACTGGAAGGGGTCGATAATGGCTAAGATCAATAACTTACCTGCATCCGCGTATGCTGCCCCTCACACCATGAGTGGCAAAAAAGTAAACATCAATGAAGTTACTGGCCCAAGCAATAAGCAGTACATGAAAGATGCCAACGTGTCTGTTGCCAATACCCACAGCAACGACTACAACGGCGTTAAAACATCGGGTATTAGAATGCGTGGTACTGGATGCGCTACTAAAGGCGTGATGTCTAGAGGCCCAATGGCATGAACTATACGCAGTTAAAGACGGCAATTGAGGACTATACTCAAAACTATGAAACAACTTTCATAGCTAATTTGCCTGTCTTTATCACGCAAGCTGAACAGCGTATTTATAACTCTGTTCAGTTTCCTTCCATTCGTAAAAACATGACAGGACTTTTGACAGCTAACAATAAATATTTGAGCTGTCCCAGCGATTATTTATCTACTTATTCTTTGGCTATTTATAACCTTGCCAATCCTACGGCTTCGGGTACGGCAGGCGCAGCTACTGTTACTGTATCCAGTAACACAGGCATTGTGTTGGGGCAGTATGTAAGCGGGACAGGCATTAGTGCAGGTGCATATGTAGTAGGTATATCAGGCACAACTATCAGTTTATCTATTGTTAACAGCGGTACAGTATCAGGCGTGGTCACATTCCAAGGTGAGTATTTGTATTTGCTTAACAAAGATGTTAATTTTATTAGGCAAGCCTATCCTGGCCCTACAGCTACAGGCACACCCCAATACTATGCTTTATTTGGGCCTACAGTTTCTGGTTCAACTATCACAAACGAGCTAACATTTATTCTTGGCCCTACCCCAGATGCTGCCTATTATGCTGAGTTGCATTATTACTATTACCCTGAATCTATTACCGTTGCATCCAGTGGGACAACTTGGCTTGGAGATAATTTTGATACGGTGCTACTGTATGCTTCCCTGGTCGAAGCTTATACCTTTATGAAGGGTGAGACCGACATGATGACTCTGTACAACCAGAAGTTTGTTGAAGCTCTTGCATTGGCTAAACGTCTGGGCGATGGTTTGGAACGTCAAGATGCATACCGCACTCCACAGTTTAGACAGGCGGTCAACTGATGTCTTTATACCAAACGGCTACTACCAGCTTTAAAGTTCAGTTGGCACAAGGTTTGCATAACTTTGGGCCGACCAGCCCCAACACGTTTTATATTGCTTTGTTTACGGCGGCATCTACCATTAATGCATCTACCCCTACCTACAGTAGTGCCCTTGTTGGAGAAGTTGTAGGAACAGGATACACGCAAGGTGGCCAGCAGCTAACAATTACAGTAACCCCTACATCTAGCGACAATAGCACAGTTGCTTATTGGTCGTTTGCCAACGTTTTGTGGTCACCTGCGGCGTTTACATGTCGTGGGGCTATGATCTACAATGTGAGCCAGAGTAACGCATCTGTTTGTATTCTTGACTTTGGCGCGGATAAAACCTGCCAAAATTCATTCACGATCCAATTTCCAACCGCTGTGGCCTCCAGTGCCATATTACGAATTTCATAAGGAGCCACCATGACTATCGAAAAAACTAAAGCCACTGACACTGTTTCTAGTGGTTTAACTGCTAATACTAAAGCCGGAGAAGATGCTAAAGCTACTGGCGTATTTCAAGTAGATTGCCATGACAAAGATGGTAATTTGAAGTGGAGCGCAGTGTCTAAAAACCTCGTGGTAAACGTAGGCTTGCAGTATATGGCAGGTTCTGCTTTGACTTCTACCACACAGATTACCACTTGGTATCTTGGTTTGTACGGTGCAGCATCGACTAACAACCCTGCAGCTGGGGACACAATGTCTTCTCACAGTGGTTGGACAGAAATTGCTCCTTACAGCAATGCAAATCGCGTAACAGCTACATTGGCAGCGTCTACAAATGCTAATCCTTCTGTAGTGACTAACTCTGCTTCTCCAGCAGTGTTTAACATTAATGCTACGGCGACTGTGGGCGGAGCGTTTTTGACAAGCCAAAGTGCAAAAACACCAAATTCGGGTTATAACACTGGCACGTTGTTCTCTGCTGCGGACTTTGGTTCACCCGGTGATCGTTCAGTTGTTTCCAGTGACACTTTGTCTGTGACTTACACATTCAGTTTGGCGGGCTAATATGGCTGCGTGGGGTGACGGCGCATGGGGTGATAATGGGTGGGGCGGTTTTATCGCCTACACCAGCTCCGTGGACGAGACCTCCACAGGTTCAGATGCAGTTACATCAGTAGTTGGGGTAGCGCCTTCTGTTACTGAAACTGCTACAGGTACAGATGATATAACAGCGGGTAAGGTTTACGATTCCGTATTAGCTGAAACAGCGACAGGCACAGATAGTATAGTAGGGTCACCTACTTATCCTGCTACAGTGACGGAAACAAGTACCAGTACAGACGTAATTTCTTCGGCTATTTCAGTTGGGCCTGCAATTACTGAAACTGCCACAGGGTCAGATGCAACAGTAGGCGGGCAAGTATATTACTCAGAAGTTGCTGGTTCGGCTTGGGGCACTGGCGCATGGGGTTCTAATACTTGGGGCGGCGTTGGCGAAACAGCTACAGGCTCAGATGCTGTAACTTCTACACTATCAATTAGTGTAAGCGTAACGGAAACAGCAACAGGCTCAGATGTTCTTTCAACAAGTGATGTTGATGTATCAATAATTCCTGAAACAGCGACAGGTACAGATGCAATAACAAGCGTTCCAAATTATGCAGGGTCTATATCTGAAACAGCGACAGGATCAGATGCGGTAGCAAGCGTCCAAAAGCATTCGGTAACAATCAGTGAAACGGCTACTGGAACAGACGCCGTA